GGGGGTTACGTCAATGCCTTTCCACCAGTGCCGTCCGCAAGATTCGCGGAACGGCCCAGACCAGTAGCTCTTGGAGGGATTAACTTTTCCTCCGAAGTAAGCAAGCACCTTAGCCAATAGGCCGGCGCAACTGGTCGGGACGATGATATCGTCCCCGTAGACCGACACTGTACCTCTAGCTCCAGTGAGATAGGCCACCGACTTGGAAATCGCGTAAAAGATTAGCGACTCCAGTTCGAATGTAAAACCGTTTCCCATCGAGGAGAACATGGCCACCTGACACTCTTCACCATCAACTACCACGATCTGAGATCGGATAGAATCAAGTAAATCGTACCAAGCCTCCGGTATCAGCAAACGAACGAGACCTTGAGAGATCAAGTCGCTCGCCGATGAGAGATCCAGAGTAGCCAGTAAACCAGTTTCCGACCCAATACGGGCCAGTTGCTGATTGCGCGTTTGGTCGTTAAGATCGACCTTGACTATGCGCTTGAGGCGGTGACGAATAAAGTCACCGACCCCTTTCTGGCAGAACATGTTAAGTTCGGGTTCCTTGATAGCAACCCGATCTATCTTAGAGTTCTTCGGTACAGTCATTAAGACGCCACCGGGAACCACACGCACCAAAGGAGTACGCATGTAATCCCACGTATCACACGACTCGAGCAAACGCTCGACAAGTGCTTTACATGGGGCGGTGACGTCCGCTCCATCAGCGAACTTCGCAGCTATTGCGTCAGGTCGCCGGCGAAAACCGGTACTGGCCCCACTCGAGAACGTGCCGTAAAGCACGTCGTCGGGCGGAGTAGCACCGATCACAGTTTCCACTGTGCGTCGGACCCTTGCTACCAGGCGTGGCAATGTCAGTTTCTTGCCTCCCTTGAGGGGGAAGCTGTCATCTTCTATTAACCACTCCTGCAAGCGCTCGTTAGAGCGCTTGTTACGAAGGTCGCATGCCCGCCATTTCTTTATGGCGGCATTACGCCTGTCCGCCGCCCCTTGAGGGGACGGATCGCTAAACTTGGAGAGCCAAGAGGCTTCCATGTAACGAAGGCGGAAGGTGTCTGCATCATTTGATGTTGATGCAGATATTGCTTCCGTCAGAGCCTCGCCAAACGACCGGCAAAGCTCTTCAGACAGTGATGAGGGGAGATCGTAACTCTTACGAGTTTGACGACCACCTCTTGCGCTTTTCTCCATAGTGACTCCATGGATAAGGGGTTACTTCGACTTCTCTTGAGGTCAACCGAGCGGAAAGCTTATCCCAGAAGGGAGTTGCTCCACCGCATCGGCCAGCCACCGAAGAATGGCGATGAGCCATTCCGGTGTCGATCCGCCGGGCATTAGTAAACGCCGGCGAGATTGATGAGGCTGTCGTTAACCAGCACTTTGGAAGCCGAAAGGCTATC